TTGAACCCTCAAGGTATTGCTACCACACGGACCTGAACCGTGCGCGTCTGCCAATTCCGCCACTTCTGCATTTCGTCGTTCTCTCTTTCAGCGACAATAGCTATTATAGTATACAAGCCAAGTTCTGTCAACACGAATTTCAATTATTTTCAAAATATTTTTTTTGTATATATTTTTTAAATAATATTGACAATTATTCGTAGAGATGGTAAAGTTACTTTCGTTGTGCGGGAGTGCTGGAATTGGCAGACAGGCAAGACTAAGGATCTTGTGGTTGTATGATCGTGTGGGTTCAAGTCCCATCTCCCGCATTTACACTTAATAATCAGGAGTTTTCTCTTGACATATTTTACTTTTAGAGTATAATAGGTCGTATATTCCTCGATAGCTCAGTTGGTAGAGCAAACGGCTGTTAACCGTTGGGTCGTAGGTTCGAGTCCTACTCGGGGAGTTTTCAATCACACTTTATGTGTGTTTTTTTTATTGTCTTTTTCAGAAAACATATTTTTTCATATCCCATCATATATATTACTGTACATACCTGTCAAGGTGGTACTTAGGTGCTTCTTTTTGCACCCGCATTTCCGGGCGGAAGTCTCAATCTCCTGTAGACTTCCGCCCCCTTTTTTCCCTTTTCAGATTTTGTTAACTGCAATCTATAAATCTCATATAATAATAGTAACATAAAACGAAAGGGTGTAGAATATGCCCCCATTCCCACCTTACAGCACCCCTCCAGGCGGACCAATGCCCATGGGTCCTCCACCATCGGCTGCACCGCCAAAACCCGCACAATCCCGGTCTGGATCAGCAACTAGAATGGTCAGCCCAGGTTCCATGCAAAACTGTATCGGACGTTTTACCTATATATGGATGAGCAACGGACAGGAATTCTGGTTCTTCCCAATTCAGATATGGCGTGACAGCGTCTCAGGCTTCCGCTGGGACAGAAGATTTGGCTGGTCATACGCAGGAATATCGTTAAACCGGATTGACATGTTCACCTGCTCCTGGTAAAGAAAATACCTACGGGATTAACAATGAAAGGAAGCAGGAATATCAATTCTGCTTCCTTTCAACATTGAATCCATTCGTAATAAAAAATCCGTAAACACGAGTTTCCAAGGTTTGAACATGCAAATAAGCTACTTTGGATTTTGTTTTTGTTTGATTGCGCGCCAGACTTCTTCGCCTGCATCTTTTAAATCCTTAACATTTGAACCTGAAAATCCAGTATAAATAAATTGCAAAGCTCTATAATCTTCTCCTTGAAGAATCAAAAAACCCACATTAAAAGAAGATTCCGAAAAATCGTATCTATAATCATGAGAAAAAAGTAATGAATCTGAAAATACATAATATCGATATCCGCTATTATCAGTTACACAGATTTTTGACAATTCATTGTTGTTTAATTGATTTTTCTCATTATACATGGTACCATAAGCATATAAATCTTCATCAAACCAACGCAGTGTTTCATCATCAATTCCATCTATTTTAACTTTTGCAACGATGTAAGGAGTATAAAAATTGTCTGACTTATCCTGATACATTTCACATGATGAAAATTGAGGAGTGTATTCTTTGTATTCCATATCATAAGGCAAAGTGCTCAAATTAAATATTACTCTCTTATCTCCTTCATAAATGCTTACACCGCCTTTAATTTCAGCAGCTGTTTGCATATCCGAACCATTTTCTGAACAGCCCGTTATACATATAATTCCAAGAGCCAATGTCACTGTTAAAAGGTGCTTTTTCATATTAAATCCCCCAATCTTATATTTAAACATACCATACTATATAGTAATATTCAAGTATAGAACAGGGTTATCACAGAAGAGTTCCTTATTGATATAAAACAAAAAACCCCGTAAACACGAGGTTTCCGAGGTTTGAATATGCGATTAAGCTACTTTAGATGTAGCATTAGAGTTCCACATACATGAGGACTTTAAGGTTTTTGTATATTACTTGTATATTACTCTATTAATTTTATCTGTTTCATCTTGCATTATAATAAGGAAGCTTCTCTATCACAAAGGCGAGATAATACATCTCGCCTTTGTACTTTTAATGACTAATAATACATTTTTAAATAGGAACCGGAGCCTTTTTATTCCGCGAATATTCCCTATTCCAGTTATCCTTTACATTGTTGTAGGCTTTATCTGAATCCAACTCTGCAGTGATTTTGGCACTCTCAAGTTTCTCGGCCAGAACATTTCCCAAACGATCATAATCAATAATTCCGGATAATGCCGCGTTTAACTCAGCAGATATGCCAGCTTTGAAATCATATTGTGAATTATCAAAAGATACACTAGCGGAAGTATCCACCATATCAAAGAACTCTCGGTTAACCTGTACGCTACTATCTACTGATGGAAGCACGATATGATAATCAGTCAAATTATCTGCAAAGGCATCAACTTTGGAATAAATAGCACCAAACTTATCCTCAATACCATTCATAAGTCCAACAGTAAAATAATCACCAATTTGAAACGCTTCTTTTGAAGGTGAATGCTCATCAAACCCTGCCTTAAATCCTTTTATCACACCTTCGCAGAAATTCGCTATATTTGTTCCAATCCAATCCGTTAAGTTTGCAATACCGTTCCACAAACCTTTTATCATATTTTCCCCTACAGTAATTAATTGCTTTGGTAATTCTTCAAAGAATCCCACTACTTTTTCAATTATTACGGGGACCTCAGTCTTAAAAAATTGTATAGTATTATTAGCCCAAGTAGTAATGTTATCTTTGATTTTGATTATCGCATCGTATATTTTCCCAGGCAGCTCTGTAAACCAAATCACTACGCCGGCAATAATTTCAGATACTTTTTGCTGAAACGCAGTATATGTTTCAACTCCCCATGTAACTACATTAACGGCAAATGTAGCAATCGCATTATATATCTTCCCAGGCATTTCAGAAAACCATATTACCACTGAAGTTACGATTTCAGGAATTTTCTTAGCCATATAATCAGCTACTTCTATACCCCACTTGGTTATAGTTCCCAGAGCATATCCCAAAGCGTATCCGATTTTTCCAGGCAGTTCACTAAACCAATTTCCTATATTTTCGACAATTACTCCAATTCTCTCAGGAATCCCAGTCAAATATTGAATTAATTTGTCCCATGCTGAAAAAGCTGTAGATTTTACTTTGTCCCATACCCCAGTGAGCTTTTCAGGGATAGATTCAAAGAATGGTAATACAGTACCGTTCCACCACGCCGGGACTTTCTGAGTCCAAAACTCCTTTATTTCGTCCCAATGTGTGACTGCATAAACGATTCCTGCAACTACTGCCGCTATGGCTGCAATTATGAGCGCTCCGCCGGCAGTTACAGCTGCAGCTCCAGTTAACCCTAATGAACTTCCTATCGAGCCGGCTAAGCCAGCAAAAGCGGTCGGCAATGTAGAAGTGAAAAAAGTAATAATTGGCGTTAAAATTAATGACTTTAAAAGTGTAGGCAAAGATGCGCCAGACAAAGCCATATCAGTTGCCAATGTGGAAAACGGCGTGAATTTTAAAAGAAGCTTTCCCACCCCTAGCAAATTCAATAATTTTAGTGCTAAATTACCTACAATGCCAGCTCCTCCTTTTAATATGCCAAAGCCCTTTGCTATTGATGAACCACCAAATATCTTAGAAATTGTTTCAAGTCCTGTCGCCACTGTTCCAATAATTTTCAGTCCAGTTAAAGCGGTGGCAATAACTCCCAAGGCATATCCTATCTTTTCAGCCTGCTCCGGGCTTATTTTTCTTAATGCATCTGCAATGCTGTTAAGTCCTCCTGGTACCACTGCATTGATAAAGTCAGCACCAAATGATAAAAGATCACCGAAAAATCTAATTAATCCTTCTCCTACTTTTTCTGCAAATGGTTCCAGTGCCTGCCAGAAATTCTTTAATGCGGCGTTAATTGCTTGAAAATCAATCTTCATCAAAAAGTTATTTATACAATCAATGAACATAGGAAGTCCGGTTCCCAATGTCCATTTACCAAGTGGCACTAAGAACTCACTCCAGAAGTCCTTGAGGGCGGTCCATGTAAAGTTTCCAAGTTGCGCAAATCCTTCATTCCATAATCGATTCAAAGCCTCTCTTGTGGGCTCTGCTGCTTCCCAAACTCTCTTAAAGGCATTTTCAATTTTATCTGCCATGTTCTGAGCAGAGTTTTCCATATTGGAAAAGGCCTTGTCCCATGCCGCTTGATATTCAGAAAATGAATCTAAGAAAGCCTCGTCAAGCAATCCACTACCGGGCCCTGCTCCACCACTTCCGGATCCGGAAGAACTATCACTGGAATTTATTACGTTTAATTTATCAAAGGATTGTAAATTACTTGCCATCTTTTTAGACTTATCTGCAGCATCACCCATCTTGTCAGCTACGCCGCCAGCAGCCTCTTCCAATCCGTCCATGTCAACGGAGGCCGAACCAATAGAAGATCCAAGGGATCCGATTTTAATACCAAGAAGGCTTCCGATCCAAGAAAATAATCTTTGAACCGCAATCACCAACGCATTAATGTAGGGGAGAACTGTTGCCACAATAGGGAGAAACAAATTTCCTATAGTCCGCGCCAAATTGGCGAAATTGGATTGTAATAATCGTAACTGGTTTGCAGGCTGTCCCAGGGTATTTGATAAATCTCCCCATGCATAACGGGTGGAATCTAATAGGATCATGGTTCTCAATAATGCTTTATCCTGCTGGTTTAAAGCTGTTATTTTTGTCTTTATTCCCAGTTCATGCAGTTTTTCTTGCAAGTTCACGTTTCGGATATTAACGCCGTATTTATCCAGGGTCCGGCTCATACCAACCATACCAGAGGCCATGTCATTCCAAACATCTTCGAAATTCATGTTTTTCACAGAAGCAAGATCTGCTCCTATCATGGTTAGAGCATTAGACAACTGCAAAGCAGTCTCAGAAGCTACGCCCATGGAAGATGCCATTTGTCCAAAGGTAGCCTGATAGTTCATGACCTTATCAGGATCAATACCCAAGCTTGGCATACCTGTTGAAACTAAGTTACCATTATCATCAGCCTTAAACCCGGACATCTTCCCAGTTAAATCTTGGGCTCGTTTGCTAAAGGAATCAGCATAGGCTTCGGCAGAATCATAGCCAGATTGCTTCCAACTTCCGATAGCATTATCCGCTACTTGCCCCCATGCAGCATCAAAATAATTAAGTGTCTCTATGTAGTCCATGGAAGATTCTGTTGCTTTCCATAATCCCTTAATTCCACGAACTAAAAGAAAATACTTCGCATAAAGCATACCAATTTGAGAAACAAGACCTTTAGTACTGCCTTTAGCCTTTCCGGCACTGATGGAATAGGAATTTAGGCTATTCGTCATAGCATGGCTGGCACTTGATACCTTTGAACCGTTGGAAGCCAAATTTGCCAGCGCATTGGTCATCTGAATAAGATTCTTATTTACCGCCGGCGCACCAGACAATGTTTGCATCATGGTTTTTAATGCAACGCCAAGGGCCTGAATATTGGGATTGGCATTTCCCGCTGACTTGCTACCCAATTTGGAAATAGAACCTACCAGTGAATTTAATCCGGAAGCATCGAAAGTCACTGAATTAAGTCCATTCATTGTCTGAATAAAACCTTGCAGATTTCCTCTAAGCAAAGGGATATTCTGGGTAGCTTGAGTAACTGTTTTTCCACCCAATTTGGAAATAGAGTACGCAAGATTAATTATTCCCTGTGAATCATAGGAAATTGTCCCCATGCTACCTAAATTAGTCGACAAAGTCGACATTGCTCTGGAAGCATTGCTTACTCCTTGAACATCAACAGCTCCCAGTTTATTTAATCCCCTAGTTACTCTTGAAAAATCTGCTGTTTTAGTTCGTTCATTAAAACTCTGGATAGATGAAGCAATCTGATTTATTCCAGAGGCCACCTGATTTGCACCGGACATCTCAATCCCAGATATAGCAGATTGCAAAGATATCATCTTTTGTATGAATTTATCTATTTTGGCATCAGCACTGTTTGTATTGGCATCTATTTGGACTTTCAGATCATCAATTACATCAGCCATGGTTTCACCACCCTTTACACATACAAAAAAAGGCGAGTGAATTTTCGCCCATCACTCGCCTTTTCCATTTCTTCTTTTAACATCTTTTTCAAATGCACCAGCAAAACCCAAAAAGCTTTGTAGGGCCTTATCTTCTTCCATTTTCTTCTCTTCTTCTGTCTTTGGTGTTACTCGAATTGGTTCTTCAAAATACTTACCTTTCCGCTTTCGTTTAATAAATGGCATAGCATTGCATACTGTAGCATCCAAAGCTGAAGCAACATATTGACCCATGAGCCACATTTCATTACTGCGAACTTGCTGTTTTCTTCGATAGGCTTCTGCAAAAGGCAACAGCTTTCGAGGATTCAAATGCCAGAATAAATCATAAGGAACCTCCATTACTAAAGCTGCTGGCAAAAACTGTTCCCAGATTATTTCGTGGAAGTTGACTTCTTTTTGTGATCCTGTGGAATCTTCCCGGATTTGGACTTCTGATCCGCTTCCTCTGCCGCTTCGTTCATCTTGGCAATCACCTTGTCCATTCCGGTGAGTTTGAAAAAACCATCATCTTCCATACATTCCCTTAAGAAATCATACATTCCCCAGAAAGAAGCGCGCTCATCATCTGGATTCTCTTTGACAAACTGCTTAAACAGAGCTTTAGTCTCCTGTTCATTCTCTACAGGATTATTTTCCAGTAAGCCAGCATAAAGGGCTGTAACCGCGATTTTGGGAATGTCGGAAACCATGTCAGATGTTCCGTCCACAAACGCTGTCGCCATAGATACCTTTTCACCATCTTCAGATGGACCATTCTTCATTATGTAGCTGCCAGAGACAATCTTGAATATCTTGTCAACACAGTCTTTATATTCTGCGGCTTCAAAGGAGAACTCTACTTTATAGTCCTTGCCTCCAATTGTTAAAACCTTCATATCTAAATACCTCCCTCTTAATTATTAAGCTGCTTCAGTAGGCTCAACGGCTGTGGTCCAGCCAATTTCTCCTGTAGGAGTTACAGAAACACTGGTATCCCATGCGCTGTCAACATCAGAAGCCGCCCAGCCCATTCTGGTAGGTGTACAGGTGAAGAAAAATCCTTTTGTTAATCTAGGGTGGTAAAACTCAATCCACATTCTCTTGTCGGCGTCTCTGGCTGTTTCATATTGGTCACAAATATCTTCCCACATATCAAGAAATACCTGAGACATGCCGAATGTAATTGCCAAAGCGCCGCCAACATCTTTTAATCCCTCGATATAACGTTTCCATTCAGTATCATTCAAAGACGTTACATCATAGGTACCGACTTCCGGATTTACATCAGGAATACTTTTAGGATTTGGCAGATCAGTGAAAGCCGTGGGCTTTGTCCCGGCAGTTGTTTCTATTCCATATCCAACATGGATACCCGCAGTTGATAAATCTACAGCTTTTGCCATAGGTCATATCCTCCTTTTTGCACAAAAAAGAACCTCGCCATTAAGCAAAGTTCAAAGTTAATTGCTCATATTTTTTAGATCAAATCGCCGTCGCAGTATGTTCTATGAAACCTTGCAATCCAACGATATGCTTCTGATGTATTTGAACGGTCCATTTCTAACGGACCATATTTTAAAGCGAATCCAAGCTCTGTCATAATATCTGCTGCAAGGAAAATCAATTGTTTTGCCTTACTGGAAGAACCGGAATCATAAATGGTAATTTCAAAGTCCGCTGATATGGCACATTGCTTATTCTGCAAGGAACTGCTTATTGTCGGCTGTCCCAGGCTCTTGAAATATAAGTAGGGGAATTCCGAAGGTTTATCATTCCTCGTAGTTCCACTTCCTTTGAGGTGTTTTTTAAGTGTTTCATTATTCACCAAACGGGTATAAACCAAAGAGGAAATATCAAGCATTACTGAAATACCTCCTTTGTGATAGTTGCCACCTGCGTACGAATAGCCACAGATGCATTATACATTGGCATTGTGGCTTTTGTACCGTATGTATGATGCCATTTTTCGTCTTCTCCCCAGTAATACCAACCATCTGGGTCGAAAGCATGAATCTGCCCGGGATACGTACCCACACCCATGCCAAATTCACCAGCTTTAGGATTCTCGTTGGCATTTAACCGGATACCGGATCCAAACTCAACAAGAAGTAATGTATTTATATTTCCGTGGTCATTGGATTTAGTTTGCCCGGCGGCAACCAGTATAGCTTTACAACCTTCAGGTCTGGGAGCCATTTCTATTCTCAGGGTTATTGTCTTCCCCAAGGGTGAATCATTAATGCTTTGCAAAGCCACTGTCTGGCCGACTTCTGCCAAACGTTGGTATAGCAGTTCAGCTTTCCGGTGCAAATCGGCTTTGTACTGCTCAAGCTGATTTATGATATCCTGGATTCCTTTTGAGGAGAAGTTTCCTCGGATTACTCGCTTTGACATTTCAATTCATCAAGATGTTTTTTCCATTCTTCATCAGTCATGAACCCAACATCTATTTTTTGATTTTCCAGTAATGGAGATAAAGGCAAAACCTTTTCATAGGTTGCTTCAAAGATATCAGGCTTACAGGGGTATACTTCGCTCTTCACTCCCAAGATTACATAATCACCTTTATCCGCTCTCATTGTTCCTTCAAGAGTTTTTATATCACACGTTCCATCTTCACGAGTTATAATTTCATTTGTGATTCGCTTTTTATTGAACCAGTCTGGCATTACATCATCAATCTGGAATCTAAAAGCTTCTATCACCACTGGTTTCTTTTTATACTTAGCCATTCGCCGTACCTCCGTCTGGCAACTGTTTAATAGCAAAAAGCACGGAATTAATACTCCGTGCCACTTTGACAACCTTATAATCTGCTCCTTTGCCGGCCTCCGGCTTCCGGTCAACAAATACTTGTGACAACTCATCAATTGGAAGAGCAAGGTCACAGGAGCATATCACTTTATCATAATCGGTATTCACTCCGAAAGGCTCTGTCTGGGCTTCGGACCGTGCCGGGGATACATTCGCCTCGAACTTTACCGGGTCCGCATAGCCAACCGTATAATCTCCAGTAAGGAGCGGTTCGCCTGTCACCGGGTCATAGATGATATTTCCGTCCAAATCGGTCTCATAGACCGGGATATGCTCCGAATAGAGTTGGTAATATAATGTTTTTTGATTTCTTTTTAAAGCACGCACCATACCGCCTTCTTTTTTTCTAACATAAAAAGCAGAGAAGACTTCCTCTCTGCTCTCACTTTATACAGTTAATTGCAAACTCAATAAATAATCCCTGATTTTTTGTTGCAAATCATCTTTAAGTTTTTCTAATTCTTGTGGAATGTCTCTGTAAATTTCTTTACGTAAATCAGCATCTTTGGACTCATTAGATTTTAAATCCAATTCATAAATTTCAAAGGTATTTCCCAAGTTACTACATAATTTTCTAACTTCTTTAAATGAATCATAAAACTCTTTTTTATAGAATGGAGCATACTTATCAATCAAGAAGGAATATAAATTATATTTTTCTGCAAATTTTTTATATTTCTCTTCCTTAAATTTTTGTTTTTCTTCTTTATCTTCTGGTGTTTTTTCCACAATAGGATAAAGCATCTCGGAAAAAATAATAGCCTCATTTAAAGCTGACCATATCTCTAAATATATTCTATATTCATTATCATATTGAACTTTAGATACATAGAGTGCTTTATCATTTAAAGACTTTACCTTTTCTAACTCCTCTGATAGTTCTCTTTTATATTGCTCCAAGTCTTTGCTATGCTCTGCTTTTTCTTTCTCAAGAATCCTATTGGCCCACACTTTTCCAAACCAGCTAGAAAAACTTAAAACAATCGCAGAACCGCCACCTAAACTAGCCAATATGGCCCCGGCAATCTCGAACACTTCTTTTATTTCCATGCCACATTCCCCCTTACCGCAATTATACGACAGAAAGGAAGTTTTTGGAAGGAACTATTTACAATAACCAAGTCAATATATTTATTATTTCTGATTAAGACCAAGAACTTCTCTCTCAATTCTGTCCTCAACCCTACGATTAAGCCACATAAGAGCCTCTTCAATGTGAGTAAGAGCACAGGCATTTTCTCTGGAAGAGAATGGTCCAGCCTGAAAGTTCTTTAATCTGTCACGCACAATTTCCAATAAATCTGTGTCAATAACGCCATGATGTGAGTCCTCTTCTTTGCGAGGTCCTTTCTGCAATTCGATTTTCTGTTCTTTCGGCTCCGCAAGACCAGAATCAGACACTATCAAATATTCATGGTTTGCACCGCCCGGACCTTCACCATCTACCGCAAAGACTCTGTTTAACTTTTCTCTTTTCTGAATCGTTGACAATTCTCTCATTTTAGTCTCCCTTCAAATCCACCTTAGTTTTATACCGATATATCAATATATCTTGTTATTAGTTCCATTTTCACTGTCTCCCAGACATTATAAGCATATCTGCCCACCACCATTATTCCGATATGCACCCTGCGTCTGGCCGGGAGGTTAGCCAGACACGCACCGTCTAAAATATAAGTTATAAAGTCTTTGCCATAGGAACCACATCAAAGTAAAGGTCATCTTCACTCTGATAACCACGGGAAATCCCGTTTTCAGAATGAGAATTCTGACCCTCACTCCCCTGCTTGGCCCAATAATAAACAGCACCATCAAAGACCACATCCCGGTACTTTGAAACCGCCGCTTCCTTTTGCGCGTCAGTATACCCATAGGGATAACGCTTAGAGCATACCTTGCGAATTGCCCGATTGATGAGAATGAGCAGAACCGGATTATCCTGTTCACTTACTTCGTCACCAAGATATGTACTTACATCAGCCAGAATATCCGCTTCCACTCACCACACCACCTTTCTTACGCCTTAGCTGTTACTGTTGCATTACCTGCCTTAATGGCTTTGTAGGTGGAATCACATTCAACAATGGTAATTACCTTACCGGTTATCGCTGTAATATCTGCGCTTCCATCCCATGCTGACCATGTCTGCACATTCTGACCATAAATTACTGTGGTAGCTGCATCAGCAACTTTGTATTTATAAAGATTTCCGCTTTCCTTTGTCGGGGAAACAGTTACTTTGGTATCTCCAGAAGCTGTACCGGCGGCAGAGCTAACCGTCAACGTCCCAAGCGTTATAGATCCAGTTAAAACAGTTGCAATTACAATTCCGTAAGGATCTGGTAATACGGGAATAAACATACCAGAAGCCTTTGTCCACTTGGCTACGGGATCCTTTGTGGACCACATAGTTACTGTGACAAACATCTTCTCCAAAGCTTCCTGGAATGCCGTATATTCAGATTCTTCAGGAGTTGGGCCCCAGAGACCAATACCAACACTACCAGCAACATCGGCAGTATAAAAGGTTATTTTATCTTCATCAAAGTATCTCTTGTTTGCTTTGGAGCCATTCGATTTTACATAGGCAAACATTTCATCACATGAGATTACCTGCAGTTTAAATTCTTCCTGTAACATTCTCTGCAATTCAGCCATGGTCACCAGTTTCCCAACATTGGTTGCACCATAAATGGCAATTTGCATGGATCTATTTTTTCTCATACGCTGCACCTGTGTGTCAGAGGTCAGCATACGATTAGCAATCTTCCCCTGATCTTTTAGGATCTTAACGGCTTTTTGGATGTCCGAAAAGATATCATATTCCGGATCAGACCAATCACCAAAGTTAATCTTCTGCTCAGCAGGAATCCCGAAATCAATAGTCATATCAAGGTTGTTTTCCTTGATTTTCATGATTCCAGTACTCATTACATTTCCTTTAGCAATCTTAGTTCTGGTAACAACACTGTCAGATAAACGGCCCATATCATCAAATACCCACTTAATTAAACCATCATCATCAGGCACACCATTGGTAATGTACATCTGAATCTGCTCTGACTGATTGATCTTCTCTTTAATGAAGAGTTTTTCGGTCAACACCTTCTCGAATGTAGGACGGGTGCCGATATGAGCTTCTGTATCCAGAGCATGTACATATGCTGGAGTTGGCAGGTTCTGGCCCTGCATTAATCGGTAGTACTCAGCTTTAAAATGCTGGGTCTTTATATCCGGGAAAATGGTATCCAGAACCGTTGGTCTTGCAACCGCAAAGTTCTGAGCAAAGCTCAATCTTTCTTCTACGCTAATAGCGTCCAATACATTAAATGGCATCTTAGTACCTCCTGATTAAAATTCAACTTCGGGAGCATCAAGGATAACAAACCCCTTTGCTGCCAAAGCTGTTTTTGCTGCCGATGTCAATTCGATCTTTAATCTGTTTCCATAAATTCTGCCCGCTTTAATTACACTTGCAGGACGCTTTGTGTCGTCTATCATATCAACAGTCTCAAAAACAATACCTGTTGCATTACTGTCATTAGACGGGAAAGCCGTTCCACCATAAATCAGTTTTTTGGTGTCTACAGTAGTCGCCATTGCCTGAGTAACCATTTCAGTTTTCTGTACCAATCCTACGGCACTTTCCAAAAAGTTGGGGAGCGTTTCTCCCTGAATCACTTTCATGTAAGCCATGTCATATCCTCCTTAAATTAATGGTTCCGGCTGTGCGCCGACAATAGGTGTTGCAACTGGCTGCGGATTTTTATTCTGGGAATACTGCTTTGCGTATTCAGCCGCAGCACTCTTCTTACCCTGATCCGTATTTGCCGGTGGATCTCCAGCCCCTGGATTCGGTGTGTTTTCAAAAGTTTCTTTCTGCCACTGTGTTTTATTTACTTCATCTCGCTTAGAAATTCCAGCTACAAATGCTTCAGCACTGGTCTTGGCAGATTCTAAATCCATAGTAGATAATGCATTTAGCATTCCTGAAAACTCATCTCCAGATAAATTAGCCTTAGCGAAAATACCTTGAACAGCTGACTGTGTAAGCTGTTTTTGCAAGTCAGCAGCTGTTTTTTCAGCTGTTTCCCTTGCCTTCTTTTCTTTTTCCAATTCCGTAAGATTTTGCTGTTCAATTTCATCAAGCTTTGTCTGCAGGTCCCCAGCCTTTTTGGCTTCTTCTTTCCATTTATCAGCATCATCTTGGATTTTTTTCACTTCTCCGTTGTGCTGATTTAGGTAGTTCGTAACCTGATCATCGGTCGGTTCAGCAACTCCAAGGGCAATTAAATTTTTTTTAGCCTGTTCTCTAGTCATAATAATTTCCTCCTTTTATCCACGCTTTTGGTTACGCAGGTCGCACCTGCTGGATTATGCCATTTACGGATGGCTCCAAATTTTAAATAAAAAAAGAAAAGCTGCTACGCTTCTCCTGTTTTAACTGAATTATTTGGTTGACTCTTCAACAACTCATATGCTCTCTGTTTTTCTGCTTCAACATCAATCTGATCCTGAGTTTTAAATATGGTATCCATGTAGGGTTTGCTCATTATCCATACTTTTTCAGGATCTCCAAACAAACCGCAAGTTGTTAAAGCAATTAACGGATTCACTTTATTTTTCAATAAATAATCTAAGGATTGAGCTTTGACAAGCATGTTATCTGTAGAGTTTCGTGTAATCTTTACATCGAAATCTCTTACAGTCAAAGGGACGTCATTCGTTGTTTGCTTGATGATGTTCAGAACAATTTGACAATGCTTCTTTTCCGCTTCAATGATAAATGGTTCATCAAGCTTTGCCCTTTGTTCTGCAAAATCCCAGCCATTTCTAAGGTACACCGCCTGACCAGTATCTCCTCCGGAATTTTGCTGACGATCTGGCATTCCCTCTACTACAAGAACCTGACG